AAAGTACCTTCTTGATTTAGGTGTCGGCCTCACTGCCCGTGACATGCGGGCTCTCGGTAACCGCAGCTGTGACTACGTGCGGCGGCTGAGCGAAGCCGGTTGCGAGATTGTCGGCGTACCAATGGCACCTGAGCCACGTCCTGGCCCAAGGCGCCTGCGCTACTACCGTGCTGATCTCGTGCCGGAGTCATACGTGTGAACAGCTACGCCTTCGACATCGAGACTAACGGGCTGCTCCCCGAGCTGACGACAATCACGTCGCTGTGCATGATCGACCTAGAGACAGGTGAGGAGACTGCATACAAGCCCGCTGACGTAGTCGTCGGCCTGCGTCGGCTCGCTGATGCTGAGATGGTTGTCGCACACAACGGCATCGCCTTCGACATTCCGGCGATCCAGAAGCTGTATCCGTGGTGGTCACCACCGCTCGTGCGCGACACACTTGTACTGAGTCGGATAGCGTGGCCCGACCTGCGGGAACAGGACTATGCCCGCTTCGGCAAGGTCGGCCTACGTGCGCACGGTAAGCGGATGTTCAATGGCTCACACTCTCTTGGCGCACACGGCATCCGCCTCGGCTTTCCGAAGGGTGAGTTTACTGGTGACTGGAAAGACGGCTGGTCGGAGGAACTCGAGCACTACTGTATGCAGGACGTGCGCGTCACGGTGCGCCTGTTTAACCAGATCGACAAGCTCAAGCTGTCACCCGCCGCAGTCGACCTCGAGCACAGGTTCGCAAAGGTCTGCTACGACATGGAGGCTGTCGGCTTCCCGTTCAACTACAGCGCAGCTGACGACCTGCAGGCGCTGCTCCAGCGACGCCAGGATGATCTGACTGCTGAGCTCACCGACAAGTACGGTGGCTGGTACGAGCCCGACGGTGACGTCGTGGTTCCGAAGCGCAGCGCCAAGTACAAGACGAGACCCGAGGTCACAGCCGGCGTGCCTTACCAGAAGGTGAAGTATGTCGTGCTCAACCCCGGCTCCCGGCAGCACATCGAGCGTGTGCTGCGTAGTGAGGGCTGGGTGCCCAGCGTCTTCACCGACACAAGCGGCGCTGCGAAGATCGATGAGTCGACACTCATGGCGATCGCCGACAAGTACCCCAGCGCCAAGCTGTTCGCTGAGCAGTTCACGGTACAGAAGCGCCTTGGTCTGCTCGAGAGCTGGCTCGAGGCAGGACACACCGGCCGCATACACGCAACGACCATACCCAACTCATGTGCAACCAGTCGAACCAGCAGTAGGTCGCCAAATTTGCAGCAAATACCGAGCGTCCACAGTGCTTACGGTCGAGAGTGTCGTAGCTTGTTCACCGCCGGCGACGGCCGTGTGCTGTTAGCAGCTGACCTCGACAAGGCCGAGCTGATGCTGCTTGCCCACTACATGGCCCGCTACGATGGCGGCGCATACGCAGCGATGCTGACCGAGGGCGACATTCACCAGACCAACGCCGACGCTATGGGTGTCAGCCGGCAGGTCGGAAAGCGCACGATCTTCGCCCTGTTGTACGGCTCGGGTGATAAGCTCTTGGGCGAGATCACCGGGCGCCCTGGTGCTGAGATACGAGCCGACCTGATGGAGGCCTTTCCAGCGCTCGACAAACTAATCAACGACGTGCAGGCACGGGTCGCCAAAGACGGACGCTTTAAGGCTCTCGATGGTCGGATGATCCCGTGCGCCGGACGCTTCAAAGCACTCAACTACCTAATCCAATCGAGCACCTCGATCGTCGGTAAGCAGTGGGCCTCCCTTGCTGTCGAGCGTATCGCAGCTGCTCAGATCCCGTGCAACCTCGTCGCCTACGTCCACGACGAAATCCAGTTCGACTGTGCGCCTGAGTACGTCGAGTGGGTCAGCGACGTAATCAAAAGCTCGCTCGCTGAAGCGTGCAAGTTCTACGAACTGCGCGTCAACATGACGTGTGAAACCCAGACCGGCCCTGACTGGTCACAAAGCCACTGATGAAAGGACACAACATGTCGCTCTACAAAAACATGAACGCCCGAAAGAAAGCAGGGACCAGCCGCAGCAAGTCTGACTCGACTGTCAGCGAGAAGACCTACAAGGCGATGAAGAACAAGACCGGAGGTTTTGCCAAGAAAGGCAAGAAATGACGGACAAGTATCTCATCATAACAAAGGACGGCTGCAAATGGTGTGTCGAGGCCAAGGCCTTCTTAGACAGCCAAGAGATGCCCTACGTCGAGGTCAACATAACCGACGACGAAGACGCCAAAGCTGCGCTCAAACGTGTAGGCTGGCGCACCGTCCCCATTATCGTACCTATGGGCAAGGCACGTACATTTGAAAGCTTCCGGCATGCGAGCCTTAATTGATACGGACGTTCTAGTCTATCAAGCAGCAAGTGCTGCGACCACCATCATGGAAGCTGACTACGGGGACGACCTTGTGTTGTTCCCGACGGTCAGCGTCGGTGAGGCCTGTACGATCTTCGACCATCTTGTCGAGCAGATCCGTGACATGACGGAGGCTGACGAGCTGTTCTTTGCGTTGTCGGCACCGACCAATTTTCGCAAGACACTATACGCCGACTACAAGGCCAACCGTAAGGGCGATCGGCCGATGGCCTATGGTCACCTACGTGAGCATGCGGTCGACAAATACAGCGCCGAGTGGATTGAGAACCTCGAGGGCGACGACGTCATCGGGATCCACAGTGGGCCAGGTACGATCATCTGGTCGATCGACAAGGACATGCGCACGCTCCCCGGCTTGCACCTCGATACAGCCACCGGCGACACGATCGAGGTCACTGAGGCCGATGCGTTGCGTAACTGGATGACTCAGACGCTGACGGGCGACAGCGCTGACAACTACCCAGGCTGTCGAGGCATCGGCAAAGTACGAGCAGAGCGCCTGCTTGAGGACGTCGAGCCAACCATTGAGGCTATCTGGCCTGTGGTCGTGAAGGCCTACGCCAAGGCGGGACAGACGGAAGCAGATGCGATCGTCATGGCCCAGCTCGCCCGCATTCTACATCCAAATGATTATCAAAAAGGGGAGATCCAACTGTGGACACCGACGATCCAATAAACCCAGGACACTATACGAAAGGCATCAGCGCCTACTCGTACATTGCCAGCTGGAATATGGGCTATGAGGCCGGCAACATCATTAAGTACGTGACGCGCTTTCCGTACAAGAACCCGAGCAACCCGACACAGGATCTCGAGAAGGCCAAATGGTATCTCGAGGAGCTGATTAGCCGTGTCGAGCGGGAGGGTGCCGACGATGTTTGATACAGTGAACGGCTTTGCCAAAGCTGCAGGCCAAACACACAACGGCGAAGGCCTGTTCAGCGACGCTGACACTGTGGCCCTGCGCCTGCGTCTGATCACCGAGGAGTTCCTCGAGCTGACCGAGGCGATGCACAAGGCACACCACGAGCCAACCACCGAGAACAAAGCGCACGCGCTGAAGGAGATGTGTGATCTCCTGTACGTGACGCTGGGGCTCGGTGTCGTGTTCTTCAAGCCAGATGTATGTACAAATGCGTACGCTGCCGTACACGACAACAACATGACCAAGGTCACCGGAGCCGTCGACAAAAAGAACGGCAAAGTAACAAAGCCAAAAAACTATAAGCCGGTGGACCTGACCCCGCTGGTACGGGGAGAGAGCCTGTGAGCCGACCAAACACTTATTTTCGTAATTCCTTCGCCGAGGATATCTTCAACGCCAAATACAGATCTGACCCAAACGAGACATGGGCTGACCGGGTGCGTATTGTTGTCGAGGATGTAGCCCAGCACATGATGTCAGCTGACGAGAAAGAGCAGCTGATTAAGTACGCTACCGACATGAAGGTACTGTTTGGTGGCCGCTACATCTACTACGGTGGCCGGCCGAACAAGTTCTTCAACAACTGCTACCTGCTGCGCGCCGAAGAAGACTCGCGAGAGGACTGGGCAAACCTGTCGTGGAAGTCCGAGAGCTGTTTGATGACGGGTGGCGGTATCGGGGTCGACTACAGTATCTATCGACCAGCCGGCTCCAAGATCGAACGCACTGGTGGCACAGCCAGCGGCCCGATTCCCAAGATGACGATGATCAACGAGATCGGTCGCCGTGTCATGCAGGGCGGGAGCCGTCGAAGCGCCATATATGCGTCATTGAACTGGCAACACGGCGACGTCCATGACTTCCTTGTGGCTAAAGACTGGCAGAACATGCCGGTGCCAGGAACCGACAAGACGCTCTGGGATCTGAAGCAAGACGACTTCAACTGGCCGGCGCCTCTCGACATGACCAACATCAGCGTGAACTACGATACCGCTTGGTTGCTCGAGTATTACAAGACAGGCGAGCCGGGAACGGTGTTCCGCAAGAATGTCGCCCAAGCTCTGCGCACCAGCGAGCCTGGATTCTCCTTTAACTTCCTCGACAAAGAGAACGAAACGCTCCGCAATGCCTGCACAGAGGTGACAAGCTCCGAAGATTCGGACTGCTGCAACCTGAGTTCTGTTAACCTAAGCAGAATTGAAACCTTAGATGAGCTTACAGACGTCGTTCACCTGACGACTAAGTTCCTGTTATGCGGCACAGAGCGTGCTGACCTGCCATATCCTAAGGTCTGGGAGACAAGATCCAGAACGAGAAGGCTCGGCCTCGGATTGATGGGCATCCACGAGTGGCTCATCTCTCGCGGATCGAAGTACGAGGTTACCCCCGAGCTGCATAAATGGCTGGCCGTGTGGCAGGCTGAGTCCGACCGCACAGCGAAGTCGTTTGCTGACCAGCTCGGCGTCAACCGCCCGTGGGGCGTACGTGCCATCGCTCCGACTGGCACGATCGGAATCCTCGCCGGCACGACAACAGGCATCGAGCCTATCTTCGCGACAGCCTACAAGCGTCGATACCTCGTTGGCGGTACTGAGTGGCGTTACCAGTACGTGATCGACAGCGCTGCACAGCAGATGATCGACCAGTACGGTGTCGACCCTGAGTCTGTCGAGTCAGCGCTGGATCTGGCCGCTGAGCCGGAGCGTCGGGTGAAATTCCAAGCCGACATCCAAGACTACGTTGACCAGTCGATCAGCTCGACCATCAACCTCCCGGCTTGGGGCACGCCGCTGAACAACGAGGACAGTGTCGAGACCTATGTCGAACTGTTTGCGCGCTACGCGCCACGCCTGCGCGGCATGACGGTGTATGCCGACGGGTCTCGTGGTGGTCAGCCACTGACGAGCGTGCCTTATGAAGAGGCTAAGAAATGGGAGGGCGAGACCTTCACCGAAACTCACGACATCTGTGACATCAGCGGAAGCGGTGGATCATGCGGGATCTGACCGACAAGCCACCGGCTCCGACACCGATCGTCACCAAGGAATTGCTCGAGTACTTGCTCGAGCGATACCCCGACCGCGTCCCAAGTGTCGACGCTACTGACCGGCAGATATGGTTATCTGTCGGCCAGGTGGCCGTGGTCAGGCATTTACAATCAATCTTCGAAGAACAAAACGACAACATCCTAAGGATCTGAACGAATGTGTCTAGGCAATTCCCCGGCTCCGCCGCCACCACAGCCACCCGTGATCGTGGCACCGGCGCCCACTCCCGCGCCTCCAACGCTCGCACAAGCTGCCCCTGCAAAAGCTGCTCGTGCAAAGCAAAAGGCTCGGTTGAAAGACCCGTACGCAAGTGACGACAGCGGCGCTCGAGCGCTGCGTATTGCACGACCGCGTAACGCAAAGGTCAGCATGCCGTCGGTCAACACCGGCGGTGGTATGGGCGTTAACACTGGACGCCAGAAGTAATGCACGCCGGCGTGACCTGTGCGTCACGCTACGAGAAGCTCGCAGCAACACGAGAGACCTACCTCGAACGCGCTCGAGAGTGTGCAAAACTTACCCTCCCTTCCGTAGTTCCCCCAGCGGGACATACATACAGCTCCCGGCTCCCGACCCCGTATCAGGGCATCGGTGCGCGTGGTGTGAACTACTTGGCAGCGCGACTTCTTCTCAGTCTCCTGCCCCCGAACACCCCCTTCTTCCGACTCACGCTCAGCGACTTCGAAGCAGCTGAGCTCGCCCAGCGTCCCGACGCCCGAGGTGAAATCGAAGCCGGCCTGTCGGCAATCGAACGTGCGGTCATGGAGGAGGTCGAGCAGTCGGGCTTACGAGCCCCTCTCTTCGAAGCTCTCAAACACCTGATCATCTCCGGCAACTGTCTAGTTTACCTGCCTGCTGCTGGAGGCACCCGCGTCTACGGTCTCGACCGATACGTGGTCAGCCGCGACGCTGACGGAAACCTGCTTGATATCACCATTAAGGAATCCGTCAGCCCAGCGACACTACCTGAAGAAGTCGCAGCTCTCATCACCGACCACAAAGAGGGTGAAGATGTCGACATCTATACCAAGTACTACCGCCAGGGTAAACGCTGGAAGCTGTACCAAGAGCTCGACAACGGCGTCATGATCCCCGGCAGTGAGGGCAGCTGGCCGCTCGACAAAGGCCCAATGCTTGCACTGCGCTGGAACACGATTGACGCTGAGAACTATGGTCGTGGCTACGTCGAGGAGTACCTCGGCGACCTGATCAGCCTTGAAGGTTTGTCGAGAGCAATCCTCGAGGCCAGCGCCGCAGCATCCAAGGTAGTATTCTTGGTGCAGCCGAATGGCGTGACGCGAATGCAGGATCTTGCGGAAGCTGAGTCAGGCGACTTCAAGTCTGGCAACGCAGCAGACGTCTCGACACTGCAAGTGCAGAAGCAGGCCGACATGGCGGTCGCAGCAAATGCGGCTCAGCGGATTGAGCAGCGGCTGGCACAGGCGTTCATGCTGTACGACAGCATCCAACGTGACGCTGAACGTGTGACCAGCACCGAGCTGACCCTGTTGGCAAACGCACTCGAGGCAAGCCTCGGCGGTCTGTACAGTAACTTGTCGCAGACACTGCAGCTGCCGCTGGTAAAGCGCCTGATGGAGCGTATGCAGCGGCAGAAACGCCTGCCGGCTTTGCCAGACGGCGTGATCAAGCCGAGCATCGTCACTGGCACAGCAGCTCTAGGCCGCGGCAACGACCTCAACAACCTCATGCAGTTCATGCAGGTGGTCGGGTCACTAGGCCCAGGTGTGCTTGAGACCTTTATGAACGTCGACGAGTTCATCATCCGCACCGGCGCCAGTCTTGGCATCGATATGGGTGGGCTCGTGAAGACCCGAGAGCAGATCGCCCTCGAACAACAGGCCCAACTTGAGGCCCAACAACAACAGCAACTCGCGTCGATCGCACAGAGCGCAGCACCGCAAGCGGTTAAGGCTGTCGCCGACGCTACCCAGCAACAACAGTGAGTGAAAACATGGCTGACACTGATACCCAAATGTCCCTGCCGCTCGACGGCGATGTCGCTGAACCGACGCTGCAGGAATCATACGACAAACTCGTTGAAGAGGGCCACTTGCCCAAGGACGAGAATGTCGAAACCGAACCCGCTCAGACGTCTGAGCAGCCACAGGCTGACGAGCGGCCTGCATGGTTGCCGGAGAAGTTTAACAGCCCAGAAGACATGGCGAAGAGCTATGCAGAGCTTGAACGGAAACTCAGTAGTGGGGAGCCTGAAGCCGAGGAGGCAAGCGAAAGCGAGGAGGTAACTCCCACTCCCGCTGTCGACAGCCTGATCGGTAATGCAGAACAGGAGTTTATGTCGACCGGGCAGTTGTCCGACGAAACTTTCGACGCTCTGGCTGCAGCCGGCATCCCTCGAGAGACCGTTGAGGCTGTGCGAGACATGCGTATTCGCGAGGCTGAACAGAACCGCTCGGCAATCGTGCAGGAGTTTGGAGGCGACGACCGTGTCGGAGCCATGCAGACGTGGGCCGCTGATCATTACGACGACAACATGATCGAGCGGCTCAACGGGATGCTGAACAGCGGCGATTACAGCCAGACCCGCATGGCAATGGCTATGATCTCCACTGACTACGACCGAACCGTCGGCTCGACAGAACCCCAGCGGACGATTGGCGGTGTACGGTCTGGACCCGAGGGCTTCCGCTCAACAGCGGAGATGCTCGAGGCGATCAACGATCCGCGATACAAGTCGGATGACGCCTACCGGAATGATGTCGAGCGCAAGATTGGCAACATGACGTAGGACACCCCATGAAAAAACGGCTAAGCGAGCGCGGTTTGGCGCTCATCGCGTACTATGAAGCCAGTACCAGTCTGAAGACCCGCGATGGTCACGTCTGGTATCCTGGTGGTTACGACAACATTCCCGACAAGTACCTCAAGGTATACGCGGATCCGATCGCTACGGACCCGGTGCCAACTGTCGGGTTCGGCACGACAAGCTACGACATCAAGGGCCTCGAGATCGGCCATGTTTACAACGAAGCTGACGTGCTGCGCATGTTTGAGACGACGATCGGTCGCTACGAGAAAGCGGTGAACAAGCACGTCACCGTGCCGCTTAACCAGAACGAGTTCGATGCCCTCGTGTCGTTTGTCTACAACGTCGGCATCGCGGCTTTCCGCGACAGTACGCTACTGCGCCTGCTCAATCGGAGCCAGCGCGTATTGGCAACCAACGAGTTCCATCGCTGGAACAAGGCGGGCGGCAAAGAACGTGAAGGTCTGCGCAAGCGGCGGGCATCTGAGGCTGAGCTCTTTGCTTCGCCGGTGTCGGTCCCGCGTGGCGACATCACCGACAGCCGAACCATGCGAGCAGCCGGTGCGCTGGGCGTCGTGGGCACTGTCACGGCAGTGGCTCCGGTGATCGGCCCGCTCGAGCAGGCAGCGACGTTTGTCGAGAATCACATCTGGCTTGCGGGGCTGATTGCAGCTGCGTTCGCCGGCTACTTCATCATGGTTCGTTTAGACGATTGGCAGAAAGGGCGCCGATGAAATGTTCGACGACATCAAGCGTATTGTCTTTAGCGCTGCAATCGGTTTTGCGGCAATCGCGTACATCATCAGCACAAGGCAAGCACGTCGAAATGAACGCAAGAAACTCACACGACACTTTACGGAGAAAGGCTACGATGCCCAAGCGGCTCGCCACCTTTCTCACGCTGTCAGCGACCGCGCTCTGCGTGGCCAGCTGCAGCAGCACGGATGGCTCCGAGATTGACCGAGCCGTCTGTGCATCTTGGCTACCAATCTACGCCAGTGCGGCAGACACCGATCTGACTTTACGACAAGTCCTCGGGTCTAACCTTGCACGCGCAGAATGGTGCAACTGAGACAACCCTAACCGCAGCGGCCCGACGTGCCTGTCGGACAACCAAACGGAAAGCTGAGTCACAGTCATTCTCCCCCTATGTAGTTTAACAGGAGGCCACAATGGCTAATGCTACTCCGAGTTTCCTCGGTATTAAGAATGCAGGCACCTACAACAGTCCTGCGGCGGATGAAAGTTCCGTAAACGCCACACAGTTTGCAGCCAACAACGAGCTGTTTCTCAAGGTGTTCAGTGGTGAGGTCCAAGCTCGGTTCCTCGCTCAAACTGTGCTGCGTGACAAGACCCGGATCCGTACGATCCAGGCTGGTCGCTCGGCGATCTTCAACGCAATCGGCAAGACCACTGCTGCGTACCATGTACCCGGCACGGAGATTACCGGCTCTAACATCAAGCAAGACGAGCGGGTTATCCAAATTGACGATGTTCTGTTGGCTTCTACATTCATAAGTAACTTCAACGAAGCTATGAACCATTATGATGTTCGCTCTGCGTTCAGCCGTGAGATGGGCGATGCACTTGCTCAGACCTACGACCGCAACCTCTTTGCTGTTGCTGGTGCTGAAGCGCTGTCGCCATCCTCTGCGATTGCCGACCAAGGCGTTGCTGAGAGCATCACGATGGATACGACCCCGACCTTCGCAGAGCTGGTTGACCAGCTGTATGTCGCGGCACGTAAGCTCGATGAGAAGAACGTCCCTGAGTCTGACCGCTACGTCTACGTGTCCCCGACCGTATACTACGGCCTGCTCGCACAGGATAAGATCCTCAACCGTGACTTCGTTGCGAACAACGGTGACTTCTCGCAAGGCACCTTGTTCAAGGTCGCTGGCATGAGCATCATCAAGAGCAACAACATGCAGGTCGACCACAGCTCTGACTCTGTCGACTTCCGCTCCAAATATGATGCGGACATGTCGAACATGCAGGCGCTGGTCATGCATCCTGAGGCGCTCGGTACTGTCCAGCTTGGTTCGTTCGGTATGTCGACTGAGTCCGAGTACGACATCCGTCGCCAGGGCGTACTGATGGTCTCCAAGATGGCAGTCGGCCACGGCGTGCTGCGTCCTGAGTGTATCATCGGTATCCAGACCGACGGCACCAACAACACCCTGTCCTAAGCGACACTTTGTGGTGGCTCACACGCTGGGCCACCACTCCCCTAACTTATACGGAGACATGACATGACTGACTTCGTGACGGCTACGACCGAGCTTCAAGCGGTCAACGTCATGCTCACGAACATTGGCGAGACCCCCGTGTCGAGCTTGGAAGATGAGCAGGTTGTTGACGCAGCAATGGCTAAGTCGATCCTCGACAACGTCACCCGTGAGACTCAGACGCAGAGCTGGCACTGGAACACCGACATTCAAATTAAGCTTTCTCGCAACATCGAGAAGAAGATCGTGCTTGCGCCCAACGTAATGCGCGTCGCCCCCAGCGGCCCAGACGCCATGCTTGCTGTCGTGCAGCGCGGGCGGTTCCTCTACAATCGAGGTAGCCACACTTATATCTTCGACCACGACATCACTTGCGACGTCACAATCGGGCTTCCCTTTGAGGAGATGCCAGAGGTGGCGCGCCGCTACGCAACCCTTCGCGCAGCCCGCATGTTCCAAGAGCGCATGATCAGCTCGGATCGGCTGAGCGCAATGGACCGCATGGACGAATACAAGGCCTACTCCGACTTGCTGAACGAAGAGGCAGCTGTCGGCCGCTACAATGCGCTTGCCGGCAACTTCAGCGCCCAGCGCATCATCAATCGCTACGGCTTCAACGGGAGCTAACATCATGCCACTGATCAGCGACACGATTGCCAACCTCATCGGGGGTGTGAGCCAGCAGGCCGAGAACCTGCGCTTCAGCAACACCGCGAACGAGCTGGTAAATGCGTTTGCGTCGCCCGTCTCGGGACTACAGAAGCGACACGCCGCTGAGTTTGTTGGCGAGATGCACGCTTTCAACAGCACCGCTGATCTCGCATTCGACAGCCGCGCTGCTGTCCACTTCATCGACCGCGATACTGTCGAGCGATACGTCCTCGTGGCCGACAGTAACGGCAT